ATAGTTTCAGTCATTTTAACAACAGAAGTACTTCTGTTGTTAAAATGACTGAAACTATTGAACAAGAGTTAGCTGCTAAGAAATTTTTGGAAGAGAACGTAAAATCAAAGTTTATTGGAATTACAAATAAGAAAAATTTGGTTTTTGAAAATAAAGGTAAACAAGTTAAAATATCACCTGAAGGATTAGTAATATGAGTCAATTAATTTATGTAAACGGTCTTGGTCCTAATTACAAAGGAGACAACCTTTACGAATTAATTTTCTCTGATAATCTGGATGTGTGGGGGGAATCATGGGAAAGTAAACCGTCAAATGGTTATCCTTCTCCTCCCGATTTAAAACATATTAAAAAGGTAGGAGTTCTGAGAAATACTGATGTAAAGTTGGAATTGATTCAGAACTCCGATTTTTTTTCTATGATAGATGCAATGGATGATGTTGTTGCATTAGCCTGGGAAAGTGAAGAATCTGAAGGACAAAAAAGATTGGTATTTAGATTTGGACAAACAGAACAAGAAATAAAAGATAAACTCTACGAACGAGATTTAATTTTAGAATTCGAAAAGAAAGTAGTATATGAAAACTAATATAAAAGCATTTCAATTAATTGAAAAAGGATTATCTGCCAAAACAGTAAGTAAATTAACTGAATCACAAATTGATGTGTTACATAACAAATTGTTTAAAGATTTGTTAAGTGAACAAACAACACCTGGAGTTTTGAAAGTTGCTAAAGGCTCACCTCAAGAAAAAGAAGCTATGGCTAAAAAACAATCGTTCATCGCATATGAGGAAGAACTTGATGAACAGGGTGGTGTAGAAGTAGATAAAGACAACGCAAGTTCAGGTGAATATACTCAAGACATGCCTCAAAAATCAGCTCCTGATGGAATGGATGATGATTTAGACAATCCAAACGAAAAAAATGCGGTTGGTACTGTAGAATCTATTGAAGAAGCAAAAAACAAGCCTAATCCATGGGCAATCTGTCATTCTCAAGTAGGACCTAAAAAGTCAAGAAAATGGGAAAGATGTGTAAAAGAAGTAAAAAAACAATTAGGAGAAGGAAAAAATCCCGTATCTTTGTTTTTAGAAAACGAAATTATGAAAATTGTTGAAAGAAATTTACCACCAAAAATAACCAAAGGTGATTTGATTAAGTATTTGTCTGAAGCCCCTGCAACAGCACCTTCAAAACCTAAAACATCACCAACAACTAAGCCAGGAGCACCTGACAAAAAACCAAGACCATCACATCCTGGTAAAAATCCAAATCCTGGTGAGAAAGAATCACCAAAGGCAAAGAGAGTTTCACCTGAACAGGCGAAAGATGAGGTTATTGATGCAATCATGAAACTTTTACAAAAATAAGAAAATGGCAAAAAAATTAAAAGAACAGTTAGATTACGGTAATAGACCCGAAAGAATGGACCCAAGTTTGGAAAGAAAATTGGCTAGTCCTGACAGTTTATATGCACAAAATCCTGCAATGAGAAAGGGTCCTGCTGACGTACAAAGATTGGTTAGCCAAAGATTTGGTAAAGTTGCAGACAAGTTAAAAGAAGTTGTAGGTAATAGAAATATCAACTCTCGACAAGTTCAAGGAATGATTTACCATGAAATGATGGGTAAGCTTAGGAATATCATGTCAATTGAAGCCAGACATAAAGATGAACTTGAACAGTTAGCTGTTGATGCTTGTTTACAAGAACAACAAGTACCTGAAGGATGGTATCAAATTGAACCACATTTGGGAGAACAACCAGATACTTCAGATTTTAGATATCAACCAGAAGAGCCAGAAGATAAAGAAGATGATGAGAAAGAAAAATTAGAAATACCTTCTTTTGATATTGAAGATTTAACACATGAAGAGGAATTAGAATTAGAAAAACATAAAAGAAATATTATCAATGCAATCATTCAAGGTTCTGCCAAAAGAGGTCATTACATCTTTCAAGAACCTTCAATTAAAGCAAGATTAGATGCGATTGACCCATCTCTATATGGAGATTACTTAGGAATCATGGCAATTAACGACTTCATGTATTTTACCATGGAACAAATGATTGAAATGATGAGTCAATCAGGTCAAGGTGTTGCTGGTAAAGTATCATTAGAAGATGCTGACGATGAAGGAGAAGAAGGTGGTGGTGAAGAAGGAGAAGAACAACCTGATACAAAAATTGTAGCGGTAGGAATGATATTTCCAATTTTATGTCATGAAATTATTAAAGGGTTAGAAGAAGCTAAAGGAAGACACGGACATTCTAAAAATCCTGATATTCGTGAAAAAGTGAGAGGTGCTGTAGATGTATTATCTAACGAACCAATGCAATTAAGAATAGGACCTGAAATTGTGGAAAAACTTAGACACGCGATGCCAGATGAAATATTCGACGAGTCAAATAAAGGTCTAATAAACTGGTTTCATATCTTGTTATACCAAATACCTGCTCAAGAATTCTTAGAAATCATAGGAAACACAATCTCTGAAGATGAATCAAAAGTAAAAAAAGCAACTGCGAGATTCAGAGAAATTATGAAAGAAGCTATGACGATGAAAGAAGAATTTGAAGATTACAAAGAAGAGGAAGGTATCGATTCTGAAGATGAAGATGACGGACTTGACGATTTCTTCAGTAGTTTGGGTATATCAAGACCCAAATAATGATTTGTGACTAAAGAACAATTAATTATAGAAGTTACGAAGTGTATGAGGAATACTCCTTACGCACTTCGTACTTATTTACAAACATACGACAACACGGTTTCAAAGTATGTTCCCTTAGATTTATTTCCAGACCAAGTTAGTCTTATTGAAGACTATGATGCTTACAATGAAAACATTGCCTTAAAATATCGTCAGGCAGGTGTAACAACAGTTACGGCTGCTTGGGCATCAAAAAAATTGGTATTTGCCAAAAAACAAAAACCTGAAAAGATTCTAATTATCGCCAATAAATTGGATACATCTGTGGAGATGGCTAATAAGATTAGGAGTTTTACTGAACAATGGCCAGCTTGGGTTGGAGTTGGATTTGCCAAAGAAAAAAATTCACAAAGACATTTTAAATTAACTAACGACTGTGAAGTAAAAGCGGTTGCAACATCAAAGGATGCCTTGAGAGGTTATACCCCAACCATTCTTATTTTTGATGAGGCTGCGTTCATTGAGGCTGACGGAGATTTCTGGTCAGCGTGTATGGCCTCACTATCTACGGGTGGTAAGGTTATTGTTGTATCTACACCAAACGGATACGACCAAATCTATTACGAAATTTACGACCAATCATTAAGAAACATGAACGATTTTAAAATATCGGAAATGTTTTGGTATCGTGACCCACGATATACTAAAGATTTGTATATGGTTAAAACAAATGACTTGGTTCACTTCTTATTGAATAGAGAAGAATATTCTGACAAAGACATAGTTGATTTATCGATGGAAAATCCATACGAAAGAGACCACTCAATTACCACAGATTATATGGAACAAGGGTATAAACCATGTTCTGCTTGGTTTGAGGGGATGGTTAAAAAATTGAAGTTTGACAGACGTAAGGTGGCTCAGGAGTTGGAATGTAACTTCTTAGGTTCAGGTGACAACGTATTCGAATCAGAATTAATGCAAGGTATTGCCAAAAACACATTACGTGAACCCCAAGCAAAACTTATGGGAGGGTCACTGTGGATATTCAAAGAACCCGTAAACGGTCACAAATACGTCATGGGTGTCGATGTATCTCGTGGAGATTCAGAAGACTTCTCGTGTATCCAAATCATTGATTTTGACGAAAGAGAACAAGTGTTAGAATATGTTGGAAAAGTTCCACCAGATGTAATTGCCGAAATTGCTTACAAGTGGGGAAATTTATATAGTGCATATTGTGTGATTGATATTACAGGTGGTATGGGAGTTTCAACAGCGAGAAAAATGCAAGAACTTTCATATGGAGGTGGATTGTATGTTGATAACATTGATACAACAAACAAATGGAAATTTGACCCAAAAATGAATGAAAAAATTCCTGGTATTAATTTTAACAATAAAAGGGTTCAAATTATTGCTTCATTTGAAGAATCTGTAAGACATGGATTCAAAGTTTACTCTCATAGATTATATAATGAAATGAATACTTTCATTTATGTAAATGGTAGACCTGACCACCAAAAAGGACATCATGATGACTGTATAATGGGAATGTCTATGGCAATTTATGTTGCGGAAAAATCTTTCCAATCTTTAACCAAAGTAGTAAATCATACAAAGGCAATGTTGAACTCATGGTCAACAGTGGTTAATGAAAATAAAAACGCTTCAGAATTTTTTAACCCTATGGTACCACAGATGGGTAGAGATGGTAGACCAGCAAATAGTGGACCAAGTAGAGCCGATTACCAAAAATATGGATGGTTATTTGGTGCGTAATAACTATTTATATTATCAAGGTAATAAGTAAAATTGTAATATGAGCGAACAAAATCTTACGGTGTGGCAAAGGTTATCAAAGACCTTTGGTCCAAATTCATTATTAAATCAGGATTATCCAACGTACAAGTTTGATAAAAAGGAGCTGTTACGCACCAAAAGTAGAGAAGAGTACGAAAAAGAAAAATTACAGGCACAACAATCATATTACTTATCAAATCAATGGGCTAAAGTTGAAAACAACTTATATGCTCAAGCGATTTATTATGAGCCATCAAGATTATCGGCACAGTACGATTACGAATCAATGGAGTATACTCCTGAAATTTCTGCAGCTTTAGACATTTATGCAGAAGAATCCACAACAACAAATGAGGATGGATTTATACTACAAATTTATTCAGAATCAAAAAGAATTAAGGGAGTATTGGCAGATTTATTCAATAACAATTTGGATATTAATACCAACTTACCTATGTGGACAAGAAACACTTGTAAGTATGGTGATAACTTTGTTTATTTAAAATTAGACCCTGAAAAAGGTGTTGTAGGTTGTCAACAATTACCTACAATTGAAATTGAACGTAAAGAAGCTGGAACAAGCCAAAAAATTACAGTAGAACCTGAAAATCCTGAAGATAGAAAGCCATTACATTTTGATTGGAAAAATAAGAATATGCAATTCCAATCATGGGAAATTGCTCACTTTAGATTATTAGGTGACGATAGAAAACTTCCTTATGGTACTTCTATGTTAGAGAAAGCAAGAAGAATTTGGAAACAACTTTTATTATCAGAAGATGCGATGTTGATTTATCGTACATCAAGAGCACCTGAAAGAAGAATATTTAAAGTGTTTGTTGGAAATATGAATGATGATGATGTTGAAGCATATGTACAACGTGTGGCAAACAAATTCAAAAGAGAACAAATAGTTGATAGTAAAACAGGTAATGTGGATATGAGATTTAACCAAATGGCGGTTGACCAAGATTACTTTGTACCTGTTAGAGACCCAGCGGCACCAAGCCCAATTGATACATTACCAGGAGCAACAAACTTATCTGAAATTGCAGATATTGAATACATTCAAAAGAAATTATTAACAGCTCTTCGTGTACCTAAAGCGTTTTTAGGATTTGAAGAAGTTGTTGGAGATGGTAAAAATTTATCATTACAAGACATTAGATTTGCTCGTACAATTAATAGAATTCAAAAAAGTATGTTGCAAGAATTAAATAAAGTTGCAATTATACATTTATTTTTATTAGGATTTGAAGATGAGTTATCTAATTTTACATTAGGATTAAGTAATCCTTCTACTCAGGCTGATTTGTTAAAAATTGATGTTTGGAAAGAAAAAGTATTATTATATAAAGATTTGGTTGCAGACCCTGGAAACGGAATACAAGCGACTTCATCTACATGGGCTAAAAAACATATTTTTGGTTGGTCTGATGATGAAGTTAAACTTGATTTACAACAACAAAGATTAGAAAGAGCTGTTGGTGAAGAATTAAAAGCAACTGCAACTGTAATTACAAAATCAGGTGTATTTGATAATATTGACAAACTTTATGGTAATGTTTCTGGTGGAACAGGAGCAGCATCAGGAGGTATTGTATCAGGAACTGAATCTGCAATGCCAGAAATGGGGGCAGCACCACCACCGCCTCCACCAGGAGGTGAAGACATGGGAGCACCACCAGCTGGCGGAGAATCAGCACCTCCACCACCAGGACCTGAATTAGCACCAGAATCAAGATTAAATAATCTCAATATTTTGATTGAAAACGATTTAATTGAGGGTAAAAAATTCATTGACTTGGGACATGGACAAGAATCTTTGGGAGAAATTTCAAAAGAATTGGATAAGTTACTAAACTCCTAATATTTATTAGAAAATATTCAGATGACCTTCGGTAAAATTAAATCCATAATTGAAAAAAATCTTCTTGAGTCGTATAAGAACGAAAAAGAATTCAAGAAGTCTTTAAGAGAATTCAAACATAATGTTTTGAATGATAAGTCTATTTCAAAAGCGTATGCATTATATGACCAATTAAGTAAACCACAAGGATTATCTGAATCTGACGCCAAAGAATTTTTAGAAGAAGGTATCAACCTTTTAAATAAAATTTTACCATCTATTAAGTTACCAAAAACTTTAACCGAATCTGTTGAAAATGAATATTCTGATATTGATACTTTAGTTTACATGAATAAATTAAATCTTCATGAAAGAATTCAATCGAAGAAAAATATTATATCAATTTTAACATCAAACAATACATCAATTAAAGAATCTATTAATATTCCAATCAAATCTATGGTTAATATTGCAAATCAAACTTTAATGACGTATATTGAAACTCTTGATGAAAATTCTAAAAAAGAATTTTTTCAATTAATATCTGAAGATATATCATCTCTTGAAACAAAATTTGAAACTATTAAAGAAAGTGCGGTTAATAAATTAAAAACTATTTTAGATAAAGAAGAAGAATTTGAATTAAAAACTAAAATTTCTGAAACAATTGATAGAGTTAAAAATGAAAAGTTTGACCAAATTAATTTTTTAAAATTGAAAAATTTAGAAGAGTCAATTTAACTTATTTTTTTCTGTTGTATATAAATTGCTTTTAATTTTTGAGTTCTTTTTGATACTGATTTTTTAGTAAATTGTTTTCTTTCAAATAAAATTTGATTCTGTTTTGTTTTGATAACTTTTGATTTTAAGGTCTTTAACGCCTTCTCAATGTTATCATTATTTTTAATTTCAATTATTATCATATATTACAAATATCTTAATATTTTCAAAAATTTTTGACTATGGGATTAATATGTCTTATTTTTTAATAAAATAAACATTATTAATATGAAAATTAATGAAGAAAGGGAAAAGTGTAAAGTTAAATCTTTTTAATCCAATAAAATCAATTTACAGAACGGTAGACTCCAAAGA